AGTGATCGTGCAAGGGAGGGTGCCATGAGCAATCGACTGAGACAGATCTGGAGGCGGATCATAGCGGCCGCCAACGCGCGGCTGGACTGGACGGCGGATCTCGTCGAAGGGCGGCCCGACCGCGATGTCTGCATGTCGTGCGGGGAGCGACGGCGGAGCATCTATCTGACGCGGACGACGGAGGGCTGGATCCTGTGTTGCGACCGATGCCGGGCGGCCTGGCATCAGATCATCCGGGATTATTATGCGCATCGCGCGGCTGCGGTGGCGGCGGAGACCGCCGAGGCGATGCGGCTGGCGCGCGAGCGGAAGGAGGCGGCATGAGCGACCTGGATATGGAGACGATTGAGTGCGCGGCGAAATTGTATGCCAACACGCGCGAGGCGCTGGCCGCCCGCGTACGCGCGGCCGACGCTGAGCTTGAGGCGATCAAGCGCCAGCGGCTGCCGGGGATCAAGGCGGCCCTCGCGCGGGCGGCCGAGGCTGAAACGCGACTGCGAACGGTCATCGAGGCCGCGCCGGAGCTATTTGAGCGCCCCAAGACCGTGATCCTGCACGGGATCAAGGTGGGCTATCGCAAAGCCACCGGGAAGCTGATCTGGGACGATGCCGACCAGGTCGTCGCGCTGATCCGCAAGCACTGCCCAGACCAGGCCGATGTCCTGATCGTGGTCCGGGAAACACCCAGCAAATCCGCGCTCTCGCAACTCTCGGTCGCCGAACTGAAGCGCCTCGGTGTCCGCGTGGTCGAGACCGGCGAGGAGATCGTGATCGCCCCGACCGACTCGGAGGTGGATCGCCTGGTCGACGCCCTCCTGAAAAGCGCGCTGGATGAGCGTCCGGAGGCGGCGTGACGCCCCAGTGCAGCGTTTGCGGGCGGCGGCCGGTGTCGCTGCTGATCAGTCCGCTGCGCAATCACGCGAGTCGGGCGGCGAGGAAGGGGCACCAAATCACGCTGAAGGCGCATGATTGCTGTCGGCCGTGTTGGCGGGCGCTGATCCAGCCGATCCTGATGGCGGCGCAGGCGGCGAGACTGAAGGCACAAGGAGGAATCAGATGATGACGTGGATACGGAATTGTGTTGGCTGGGTCGCGCGGCCCGGCTGCCAGTTGGCCGATCTGAATCGGAAGCTGGATCTGATCATCGCGCAACAGCGAGCCTTGATGGCTCAAGGAGGACGTATGGGTGTGGAACTGGACGCATTGACGGCGCAGGTGAAGGCCAACACGGACCTGGAGGGGTCGGTGGCCACCCTGATCCAGGGGCTGGCGGCCAAGGTGCAGGAGGAGGCGGACGCGCTGAAGGCCGCGGGGGCCGACACGACACAGCTGCAGGCGCTGACGAGCCAGCTCAAGGGCTCGGCGGACGCGCTCTCGGCGGCGGTCGTCGCCAACACGCCGGCGGCGTAGCGGACGCCATGACGGGCATCGGGGGGAGCTATGTGCGGCGGAGCCAGTCGCCTACGTATGGCTCCCCCGGCCTGTCGCCTGACGACACCCGCGTCTGGACGCTGATCGCGGACCGGCACGGCCGGGCTGCCGCGATCTCGGCGGCCGACCTCGCGCGCGAGACCGGCCTGAACGACCGCGCCGTCCGCAAGATCGTAAAAGCGCTGATCGAGCAGCACGGCGCGCCGATCGCCAGCAGCCCGCACCCCCCGGCGGGGTATTACCTCCCCGAAACATTGGACGAGATCCGCGAGACACTCGACTCGCTGAAGGGCCGGGCACTGTCGATCCTCACCCGCATGGCGCGTCTGCGCCGGATGACGCTGCCGGAGATGGTGGGGCAGTTGCAGTTGGAGATGGAGCGCGACGATGCCGCGTGAGCCGATCAGCAAATTACAGATCAAAGCGATCCACGCCGCGATCCACGCGCTGGGCTGGGATGACGACATGTATCGCGTGATATTGCGCGAGCGGTACGGTGTGACGACCTGCAAGGCGCTCTCACGCACCCAGGCCGCCGCATTGTTGGATGAGCTGGCGGTGAAATCCCCCCGCGCCCCCCTTTTGAAAGGGGGGAAGGGAACACGGAGACACACCTGGCCTGCGCCCACGCGCCCCACGCGGCCCGGTGGGACGATCACGGAAAAGCAACAGCGGTACCTGGACCGGCTCTTTTCCCGGCTCGGCTGGGATCAGGCGCGACGCGACGGGCTGTGTAAGAAAATCCTGGGCAAACCCTGGCCGCAGACGAACGGCGACATGGATCGGCTGCTGCGGGTGCTGCTACCGATGGTGACACGCTATCCCGGCGGCTACGACCGGACGACAGGAGGGGCATGATGGGGAGCACAGAGAGATTCAATGGCAAGGACCTCGCCGCCGACATGCAGACGCGGAAGGCGCTGTTCGCCTCCGCCCACGGCCCGGATCCGACGGCGGCCCGCGCGGCGCTGGACAGCCTACGGCGACTGTATCGCCTGCGCCTGCCGCTGGTGGAGGCGCGGTTGAACGGCAACGGAGGAGGGAGACACGCATGACGGAGACGCCACGGAAACGATACTACCGACCCGACGAGGTCGCCGCGATCCTGCGAGTGAGCCTGAAGACTGTCTACCGCCGGATCGAGGACGGCAGCCTGCCGGCCGTCCAGATCGGCGCGGTCTATCGGATCCCAGCCTCCGCCATCGATTCACAGGCCGACCTGACCCTGCAATAACAATCCCGCCCCATCCTGCATTTTTTGTGTCAGGAGTGGACAACGTCGTCATCCCCCCCCACGTCTCTCCCGTATTATCTCCCCATGCACACGCCACGGATCCGCCACATCCTCGCGCTCGCCGGACTCTGGGCGGCCCTTGCTCCCTCTCTAGTGTTGGCGATAGGCGTCTCGGCGGGGACCGAGATCACCGTCGTCGGGGAGGAGCGCCTGACCTCGTCGGCTAAGCAGACGCTCCGGGCGATCCTGACGCAGATTCCGCCCGCGTTCTACCCGCACCTACAGGCCATCACGGTTGATAGTGCCCCGCTGCCACCGGCGATCGCCGCTAGCCGGTGCGATCTGGGCGGGTATCCGGGACCGTGCCGGATCAATATTCTGTCCGGCTATGCGGGGCAGCAAGAGAACCCGTTTCCGCCGGATGCGCCGGTCCAGGTAGAAAGCTCAACGTACTACGCGATCGCCGCCCATGAGATCGGCCATAACGTCGCGCTGTACGCCGATACGACTCGGGGCGCGCTATGGTGGCGCGACCAGTTGGTGTCGGAGGCGGGATGCGATCCGGAGCAGTATCTGCGCAGCATGTTCCCCTCCTGTTTTTTCCGCGACGCGCCGCAGGAGCTTGCGGCATCCATGATCAATCAGTGGCTCACTTGCTCCACCTGCACGATCGGCCTGGCGCTCTCGCGGTGGGACCGTGGGGTCCGCCACCCGATGGATCAGATTGTGTACCTGCTGTGGCTATTCGGCGGCCAGCCGGCGCAAGGCCCCGCCTGGCCGCCGGCCGGGATGACGCTGTTCTATGGCTATGATCAGGCGCTCCGCCTGCCGAGCGTCACGACCATCTCCGTCAGGCCATGGGCCTGCAACGGTATCGTGGAGATCGCCGGACCAGCCGTCGCGCTGACGGTCAGACTCGACGATGGGTGTCGCGTCACGGATGTGCTATCGCGGGAGGGGCTGGATTGATGCCGTTTGGCACGGCGCGGAACGGCCATGATCCCGCCAAAACGCTGGTGTGGACGCGGAAGTGCCCCCGGTGTGGGACGCTCCTGAAGAAGCCCGATCCGGCGAGCACGGTGGTCTGTCCGTGCGGGTGGGAGTGGCTGGCGTGACGCTGACGCTGATCCGGCGCTGGTTTTCGCCGCGCAGCACCATCGGCGAGCTGCTGATCGACGATGTCCGCCAGTGCTTCACCTTGGAGGATTTCGCCCGGCAAGGGCCGAAGGTCTTCGGCCAGACGGCGATCCCGGCCGGCCGCTATCAGGTGGCCATCACCGAATCGGCGCGCTTCAAGCGCCCGCTGCCGCTGCTGCTGGATGTCCCAGGGTTTGAGGGGGTGCGAATCCACCCGGGCAATTGCGCAGAGGATACGGCTGGCTGCATCCTGGTCGGGTCCACGACGGGCCCCGACCGCGTCAACAACAGTCGCAAGGCCTTCGCGCCGCTCTTTGCGCGGCTGCAGCAGGTGTTGGCGAACGGGGGACCGGTGTGGTTGACGATCCTGGAGCGGCCATCGCCTGCCCCCTCACCCTCGCCCTCTCCCGCCAGGGGAGAGGGGAAAAATGGAGGGCGGGCGTGACGGGCTCGGAGATGATGCGCCTGCTTGGCGTGGGCGGCGTCACGACGGTGATGCTGTGGGTGGGGTACGGGCTCGGGCGACTGATCCTCTGGATTGGGAGTCTCTAGCGTGCCCATTGCGTGGTTGACCGAGGGGCTTCAGACGAATCCGGCCGCGGGCGCCGTGCTCGCGGACACCAGAAACATTTTTTCCGGGATGCGCCGCGAGATTATCTCGACCGCCGAGATCGCGGTCATCATCAGCGCCTCACAGGGTCTGACGGTCGCGGTCCAGTGGTACCGCGCGCCCGACGCCAACAACCCCGGAGCCGATCAGGTGATGCGCGAGCAGGTGATCCCCGTGGTGTTTGCGCTCGTGACCCTCAAGCTGCCGGGCGATCTGCTGCTGCTCGGACGCCTGCGCGTCGTGACGCCGGAGGATGTCGTGGACGGCTCGGCGGCGCAGGCATCGATCCTCGTGAAAACGTAACCGGAGGACGGCCGTGAAACGGACGGGCATCATCGCGGGCATGCTCCTGCTGACTGTGCTGGCGGGTGTGGAGTCCAGGGCCGCCGATACGAGAGAGGATCTGGCCCAAATATCGGAGTTGGATCGACTCCGCGCGTATAAAGAGATCTGCAAAAGCAACCTGGATGCGAAGGATGAGGGGCTGTCGATCCTGCGCGCCTATACCATCCGGCTGGAGGGCAAGATTAAGGAGTTGGAAAACACGAGAGGGGAGCCGGCGCCACAACGCAGCTCGCCCACCGAAGAGGAGAGTCATCCATGATGCGAAAATTCGTCGCCATTATCTGTCTCAGCGTGGCGGTATTCGCTGCAGCGGCTCCCGCCCAGGCGCAGTTGGTCGCAGGGACGGTGAACGCGAAGCAGACCGGGACGTGGACTGTCCAACCCGGGAATACCGCCAACACCACCGCCTGGCTGGTCACCGGCACCGGCGGCATCTTTCCCGCATCACAATCAGGCACCTGGAATATTACGAACATCTCAGGGACCGTCTCGCTGCCGACCGGAGCCGCGACAGAATCGAGCCTGGCGAAGATTCCGCTGGCGCAGGGGTCCACAACGTCGGGGCAATCCGGCGCGTTGATTCAGGGCGCGGTCACCACCTCCGCGCCGTCCTATACCAACGCGCAGACGAGCCCACTGTCCCTGATGACGACGGGCGCGCTCCGCATCGATAATTCCTCCTGGTTAGGATCCACCGCGCCGACCGTCGGGTCAAAAACCTCCGCGAACTCCATCCCGGTGGTCATTGCGTCTGACCAGGCCACCCTCCCGACCACCCAGGGCGCCTTGACCTCGATTGCCACCGGACAGCAGGCCGTCACGGCGACTGCAACCGCGCTGCCCTCGGCAGCCGGGAAGCGGGTCTGTCTCAAGGTGCTCGTGGCCGGGACGCAGACCGTCTATTTTGGGGCCAGCGCGGTGACGACCTCGACCGGACAAGAGCTGTCACCGGGCGACGCCGCGTGCCTGCCGCTGGATAACGCGAGCCGTGTCTATGTCATCGCGGCGGCCACCGGCAGCACCGTGGCCTACGACGTGGAGAATTAATGCGCGTCTGGCTCGCACTGCTGCTGTGGCTGCTGACGGCCTCGTCCGCCTCCGCACAGCTCACGACGACCGCGCTCGGGCGGTTCGGGGGGAACCCCTGCGTGCACCCTGCCGCCCCGATCCAGTCCTCGTTTACCGCAACCAGCGGCACGTCCGCGGTCCAGATCATCGCCCTAGTCGCCGGGCAGAAGATTTATCTGTGCTCCATCAATATCGTGGGCGTCTCCGGCACGTCGCCGACCTTTAGCCTGGTGTACGGCACGGGAACCAACTGTGCAACGGGCCAGACGAAGATCATCGGCGTCATCGCGACCGGGACGAACACGCTCTATGCCCCTAGCCCTGGTGGGTCAATCGTGGTCCCGACGGCGAACGCGGTCTGCTATCTCGACGGCGGGACGAGCCCGGTGCAGCAACTGACGTTGACGTACGTGCAGCAATAGGAAGGAGGTGACGCAGTGGATACGAAAGGATTGTTGGCATCGAAGACGGTATGGGGAACGGTCGTGATGATCATCGCCACGGCCCTGTCATTTTTCAAAATCGACATCGGCGATCAGGCGGGATGGGTCGAGGCTGGAATGTCGCTGGCCGGCGCGAGCCTGGCCATCTATGGCCGGATCAAGGCCGTGAAGAAGATCAGCGGCGTGGTGTAAGTAGCCATGAGCGTCGGCGCGATTATATCGATCCTGACGTTGCTGGGCACGCTGGCCAGCGCGGGGTATGCCGTCTGGCGCAAATACTGGTCGCCGGAGGCGGAGCTGGCGCGGCTGAAGGCCCAGCGGGCGGCCGCCGAGGCCGCCGTGAAGGTCGAGGCGGAGCGCCTGCAGGCCACCTATGCACGCATCGACAAGGAGACGCCAAATGAGGCTGAGGGCCTGGATCGCCTTAATCGTCCTCTCAAGTAATCTGCTCCTCGCGGGGTGCGCGGGCAGATGGGGCGCGGCCTCCCTGCCTTTCCCCGAGGACATGCCCGCGCTGCACACGCGGGGAGTGCTGATCGACGGCGAGCGCGCGTTCTGCATGCCTGTGCCCGAGGCGCTGGCGTTGTCGAAGTGGCTGGACAAGCTGGAGGCGTTCCGCCACGCCTACGAGCGCCAACACTAGGAGGATGCCATCGACCCGACTGTGATCGAGCTCATCAAGTGGGGCGGCCCGTGGGCCGCCTTTATCCTGTTTGCGCTCCGGGAATTCCGCGAGCGGCGCCAGATCGAGACGGTGCTGAAGCGATATGAGGAGTTCGAAGCTCAGCACAACAGGCAACTCCTGGACAGCACGGGGGCGTTGACGCAACTGATCGAGCGCCTGGAGCCGGGCTCGGCGCTCACGAAGCACATCAGTTCGAACACCCAGGTGCTCACCCTCCTGTGCGAGCGGATCGAGGCCTGGGACCGGAGGATGGGGGCGCGATGAACGAGGAGCGGATGCTGTTGCGAGGCCGGCTCACCGAGGCGGAGCGGGCGCTGAAGGCGGTGGAGACGCAGGCCGACGGCCAGGTGCTGATCCTGCGCATGCGGACACTGCCGACGCTGCCGCTGCAGATGCTCAAGACCGAGGAGATCGTCTCGGCCGCCACGGCGCTGCACCGGCTGGCGCTGGAGGGGACGAAGCTCCAGTTGCGGATCGCCGAGATCCACGAGGCGCTGGGCATCGAGGGTTGATGAGTGAAAAAGGCGGCGCTGTATGAGGAGGCGCGGTTGCTCTATATCGAGCAGGGCCTGACGCTGGCCGCGATCGGCAAGAGCCTGCGCTGCTCGCCGACCACCCTTGTTGCTTGGAAAAAGGACGGCGATTGGGAGACGGACCGGCGGGCCTATCTGATCGAGCGCGGCTGTCTGCGGGACGTCCTGCGCAAGATCGTCCGGAAGCTGGCCGAGCATGTCCTGGATGATCTCAACAGCGGGACATTCGACCCGCAACGAGTCCACGCCCTACGCTCGGCGCTGTCGGGCCTGGCGCTGGAGCCATCGCGGATTGAAGCGCCCGAGGTCGCCGACGAAGTGGCGAAGGAAGCCAAGGCGTCGGGGCTGTCCGACGAGGTCGTCACCACGATCAAGGAGCAGATCCTTGGCGTCAAAGCGTAAGACATCCCCCTCACCCACACCCTCTCCCGCCAGGGGAGAGGGGCAGACAGGGCCGGTCCTGCTGCCGTATCAGCAGGCCTGGGTGGCTGACCGTGCGCGGGTCAAGGTGGTTGAAAAATCCCGGCGCGTCGGGATCTCGTGGGCCGAGGCCGGCGATGATGCTCTACTCGCGGCCAGCGCCAAAGGGATGGACGTCTGGTATCTCGGCTATACCAGGGAGATGGCGCTGGAGTTCATCCTCGACTGCGCGATGTGGGCGCGCGCCTATCAGCTCGCGGCGGGCGCATACGAAGAGTGTGTGATCGAGGATGAGGACAAACAGATCCTCGCCTATCGCATTACGTTCGCCTCCGGCCATCGCGTGACAGCGCTCTCCTCTCGACCGCGCAATCTGCGCAATAAAAAGGGCAAGATCGTCATCGACGAGGCCGCATTTCACGACGACTTGCCGGGGTTGCTCAAGGCCGCCCCTGCGAACCTGATGTGGGGAGGACGGATCGCGATTATCTCGACCCATAACGGCGAGGACAATCCGTTTAACGAGCTGATCACAGAGATTCTTGCCGGGAAAACACCATACAGCCTGCATCGGGTGACGCTCGACGATGCGCTCGCGCAGGGGCTATTTCAACGGATCTGCAAGACGCTCGGGGAGCCATGGAGCGCCGACGCGGAAGCGTCCTGGCGCGCCGAGATGATCGCCATCTATCGCGAGGATGCGGCAGAGGAACTCTTCGTCATTCCGTCACGCGGCTCGGGCGCCTACCTCAATCGGGCGCTGGTCGAGTCGTGCCTGGAGGCGGAGATCCCGATCCTGCGCTGGCGCTGCGAGGACGACTTTGCGCTGCAGCCGGAGCTGCTGCGCAAGCTCGACGTCGAGGAGTGGTGCGAGGAGGCTCTCACTCCGATCCTGGCGACACTCGATCCGCATCAACCGCTTGCGATGGGCGAGGACTTCGCCCGCAGCGGCGATCTGACCGCCATCCTGGTCCTGCAACGCCAGGCGGATCTGATCTGGCGGGCGGTCTGCCTGATCGAGCTGCGCAACGTGCCGTTCCGCCAGCAGGAGCAGGCGCTGTTCTTCCTGTTGGACCGGCTGCCGGGCCGATGGTCTGGCGCGATGGATGCGCGCGGCAACGGCCAGTATCTCGCCGAGGTCGCGCAGCAGCGATACGGGACACGGATTGCGCCGGTCATGCTCTCGCCGGAGTGGTACCGGGAGCAGATGCCGCGGTACAAGGCCGCCTTCGAGGATCGGGCGCTCCGACTGCCGCGCCACAGCGACGTGGTGGATGATCACCGCGCGCTGAAGCTGGACAAGGGGATTGCGAAAATTCCGGACGGCGCGCATACGCAGGGCGCCGACGGCGGCCAACGGCACGGCGACTCCGCCATCGCGGGGGCGCTGGCCTGGTTTGCAACGGGCCTCGAATGGGGGCCGATCGAGTATCAGCCGGCAGTCCGCTCCGCCTGGCGCGAGTCGCGCGAGGAGGACGACGCATTCGATCGGCGACATGGCGAGGCCCGAGAGCCTGCGACGGCCTTCGGCGGCTGGCGCGGCGCGCGACATTGCGGGTGGTAACGATGGCGACGACGGAGACGATGCGACCGGGACAACTGCTCGACCAGTTCGGGCGGCCGATTGCGCCCTCCGTGCGGCCGGATCCGGAGCGGCTGACCCTCGCGTCGATCCGCGACCTCTGGTACGCCTACCCGGCACAGGGACTGCGGCCGGAGACGTTGGCCGCGATCCTCAAGGAGGCCGACCACGGCTATGTCTGGCGCCAGGCCGAGCTGTTTGAGGAGATGCTGGAGCGCGACGCCAAACTCTACTCGCTCTTCCAAACGCGGCAGATGGCCGTTGAGGGCCTCCGGTGGCGGCTCGATCCGGCCGACGAGAGCGCGGAGGCGAAGGCCCTGGCCGAGGAGGCGACGGAGCAGATCGAGGCGATGCCGCTGGGCCGCGTGATCGCGCACCTGTTGGAGGCGATCCCCTACGGCTACGCGGCGACGGAACTGCTGTGGACCCGCGAGGGGAGCGGCCTGGCCGTCCGCGACGTGGTGGAGGTGCCGATCCGGCGGCTGACCTGGCTGCCCTATGCGGGGCAACCGATGCCGCCGGCCCCGCGCGTGATCACCGACGAGGAGCCGGTCTTCGGCCTGGAGATGCCGCCCTGGAAGTTCCTGATGCACCGCTATCGGGCGCGAGGCGGCGCGGTCACGCGGGCCGGGCTGATGCGGACCTGCGGATGGCTGTATCTATTCAAACATTACACGATCAAGGACTGGGTGGCGTTTGCCGAGGTCTACGGCATGCCGCTGCGCCTCGGCAAATACCAGCCGGGCGCGACCAAAGAAGACCGCGACGCGCTGCTGCTGGCGGTTCGCAGCATCGGCCACGATGCCGCCGGGATCATCTCGGCCAGCACCGAGATCGAGTTTGTCGAGGCGACGAAGCAGGCGGCCGCCGATATTTTTGAACGATTCGTCAACCTGCTCAACAAAGAGATGGCACAGGCGGTGCTCGGTCAGACGCTCACGTCCGACGTCGGGACAGTGGGCTCGCTGGCGGCGGCCAGGGTGCATGACGAGGTCCGCTTCGACTTGCTGGAGGCCGACGCGACCGCCCTGGCCGAGACGATCACGCAGCAGCTCGTCCGCCCGCTGGTGGGCTTCAATCACGGCTGGGACGCGCCGGTTCCGCGCTTTGCGTTCGAGATCGAGGAACCGAGAGACCAGGCGCAGGAGGCGACGACGCTCAAGACGCTGGTGGAGGCCGGCTTTAGCAAGGCGATTCCGCTGGCGGTCGCGCAAGAGCGATTCGGGATCCGCGCGCCCAAGGACGGCGAGCCGACGGTGGAGGTCCGTGCGGTCGGCGCCGGCGGCGATTCGCCCGCGCCGAGTCAGAAGGGATTGCTCACGAAGGAGCTGGCGCTCGCGCAGCCGCGGACCGACGCCGCGATCATTGCGGAACAACGTCCGGTCGCCGCGCTGGAAGCGACAGTGATCGACGACTGGCAGGCACTGATGGAGCCTCTCATCGAGCCGGTGCGGCAGATGATTGCGCAGTCGGCGACGCTGGACGAGGCCAGGGGGCGCGTGCTCGCGGCCTATGGCGAGATGGATGATACGGCGCTGACGGAGCTGCTCGCGCGGGCGAGTTTCGCGGCCGACGCCTGGGGGAGGCTGCATGCCTGACTATCCGCCGCGCCCGCCAGGGATCGACCTGCAGCCGCTCCCGCCCAAGGAGGCGATCGACTATCTCCGGCGCAAGGGCTTCCGGTTCTCGTGGCGCTGGCAGGAGATGTGGCAGGAGGATCACGCCCAGGCGTTTACCGTCGCGAAGGCGATGCGCCTGGACATCCTGCAGGACATCCGGGATGAGGTGGATCGAGCGCTCGCGGAGGGAACGACCTCGCGTGAGTTTGAAAAACGCCTCACGCCGATCCTGCAGGCGAAGGGCTGGTGGGGCCAGCAGCGCGTCGTCGGGCCTGCGGGCCCCGAGACGGTGCACCTCGGCTCGCCCCGCCGGCTCAATACGATCTTTGCGACCAACATCCAGACGGCCTTGCAAGTGGGCCATTATCGGCAGATGACCGACCCTGCCGTACTGCAGGCGCGCCCCTACTGGCGCTACTCGGCGGTGTTGGATAGCCGGACGCGGCCGATGCACCGCGCCTGGCACGGGACGATCCTGCCGGCCGACGATCCGTGGTGGGACACGCATTTTCCGCCCAATGGTTGGCGCTGCAGATGTTCCGCGACCTCGGTGAGCCCGGGCGAGCTGGATCGGGATCACGGCGGGCGGCTGAGCCGCAGGCCGGACAACGGGACGTATGAGTACACCAACCCGCACACGGGCGAGGTGATCACGGTCCCGCGCGGGATCGATCCGGGCTGGGCCTACAACCCTGGGAAGACGCGCTGGCATCCGGATCTGGGAGGGTACGATCCGGATATCGCGGCACTCTGGGGGCAATCATGAGCGGCGGGATCCGGCTGGAGATCACGTTAGACGACCGGCAGGCGCGTGACGCGCTGACGCGGCTGGCGGCGCGAATATCCAACCTGACGCCGGTGATGAAAGTCATCGGCGAGACGGTCCGGAGCAGCGTGCTGAAAAACTTTGAGGCGGGCGGGCGGCCGCCGTGGATCCCCACGAAGCCGTTGTCGGTGTTCCTCTCGCGCAAGATCGCCGGGAAGGACGTGACGAGCCGCCGGGGCCAGGCCTCGCTGCTGAAGAGGCAACAGGGCAAAGCCACGCTGATCGACTCCGGGCGATTGCGCAAGTCGATTACAGTCGAGGCGGGAAGTCAGGAGGTCGCGGTGGGGAGCAATCTGGTCTATGCGCGGATCCACCAGCTCGGCGGGAAGGCCGGCCGAGGCCGGAAGGTGACGATCCCGGCGCGGCCCTACCTGGCCGTCCAGCCCGAGGATCATACCGAGATCGGACGGCTGCTGGTGGACTATCTGAGGCGAGCCGTGCAATGACCGACCGCGTAGGAGGCCGAAATTTGAACGATCAGGCGCAGGGGGCTACCAAGGTACCTGATAAATCCCTTGACATGTCAATGGTATGTCAAGCGCTGTCAAGCGGGCATCTGCCGGATGGGTCCGTCACCCTATTTGTGGCCGTCGACCAGGCAAACGGAGCGGCGACCCCCCCGACGGAGATCCAGATCTGTCCACCGGGCAAGGTGAAAACCGAGACGCAAGGGTGCTTCCTGATGGACGCCCAGGCGCGCCAGGCAGTCATCATGGCGTTTGCGTCGAGCAGCCGGCAGATGGTGATCGACTATGAGCATCAGAGCCTGACGGGCGGGGAAGCCCCCGCCTCCGGGTGGATTACAGCGCTGGAGAACCGGGACGACGGACCGGACGGTGGGCTGTGGGCGCGGGTGACCTGGACCGAGCGGGGCGCGAACTACCTGCGGAATCGGGAGTACCGGTATCTCAGTCCGGTGCTGTTGATCCGTAAGGCAGACCAACGGGCGGTGCGCATGCACTCGGTGGCGCTGACGAACACGCCGGAGATCCAGCGACTCCAGCCATTAGTGGCGAGCGCGAGAGGACGGAACAACTATCAGCCAGAGGAGGACCAGATGCGGGAGCAATTAATTGCACGATTGAAGCTGGCGGCCGACGCGACCGACGAGGTGATACTCGCCGCCGTGACGGCACTCTCGGAGCGGCCAACCATCGCGCCGGAGCTGCGGGAGGCGTTGGCGCTGACAGAGACGGCCACGCCGTCGGAGGCGGTCGCCACGATCCATGCGCTGAAACAGGGGGGCGCGCAACAGGCCGCCACGGCTCAGCAACTGACGGCGCTGCAGACCGAGGTCAAGGTGTTGCGCGACGCGGCGGCGGCCAGGACGCGCGACGAGCTGGTGACGATGGCGTTGAGCCAGGGCAAAATCACGCCGGCGCAGCGCGAGTGGGCCGAGACCTACGCCCTGCGAGACCCTGAGGGGTTCGGGCTGTTTGTCGCCAAGGCCCCCGTCATCGCGCCGGTAGGCGGGGCTGTGACGACCGCACTTAAGCAACAAGCCGGTAGCCCGGGCCTCGATGACGCGCAACGACAGATCAATCGGGCACTGGGCGTGACCGACGAGCTGTATCTCAAACACGCGCCGAAAGCGGCGTAGGAGGAGGATCGCATGACTGCACTGGCTGCTGATCGCAATACGCCGCGCCAGGAGGGCGAGTTTCTGACGCTCCCCGTGGAGGCGGCCAAGACCATCTATGCGGGCGCCATGGCGGCCCGCAACGCCGCCGGCAACGCCGTCCCGGCCTCTGACACCGCCGGCCTGGTCGTGCTCGGGCGGGCCGAGCATCGCGCCGACAACGCCGCCGGCGCGGCCGGGGACAAGGCCATCCGGATCCGGTTCGG